AACGGACCGCTGAAAATGCTCCAAGTATGTGCCAGAGAATATGGATGGTCACATGAAGAAATGTTAAAGATGCCTAAACGTCTCTTATTTAGATATTATGGATATTGGAATATTGAAACCATATTAAGAAATGAAGAAATAGAAAAAGAGAACGAAAAACAAGCGAGAAAAGAACGGATGGATAATCCAGATACTAAATGGAAAAGCTTATAGGGAGGTGAAAGCGTGGGCAAGAATGATATAAACATTAACATCAATGGTAAGTATAATGCAAAGTCTGCATATAAAGAAGCCGAGAAAGATATGGATAGTCTTGGTAAGAAAGCCAAATCTACAGATGCAAGTTTAAAGAAGACTAATCGTGGTATTGGTACTTTTGGAGCTGGTGCTTCTAAAGGTTCTAATAACTTAAAGTCTTTAGGTGCAGCACTTGGAACATTTAACACAGGACTTGGTAGTTCTGTTGGTAAGATTGGTGGTGCACAAGGTGCACTCGCTGGTTTAACAGCAGCATTTGGTGGGCCATTAGTTGCAGCAGTAGCAGCAGCTGGAGCAGCCATAGCAGCATTTGCAGTTATGAGTTATCAGAAAGCAATAGCATCACAAGCAGAGTGGGCTAAGTTCAAGGGTGTAGTTGAAAGTGCAGGCCAATCCTTTGAAAACAGTAAAACTGTTGTTAAAGACTTTGCATTCAGTGCAGGCAGAAGTGTTGGCGAAGTACGTACAGCATTCAGTAAATTAACAGCAGCTGGAGTCAATCCAACAAATGAAGCATTACGTTCAGTAAACCAGTTAGCTATTGGTCTTGGTACCAATATGGAAAGTGCAGCAGTAGCATACAACCGTATCATGCAAGGTAAAGGTGGACGTACATTAACCCAGTTAGGTATTAAGAACGAAGAAATAATGACTGGTGGAAAGATTGATGGTGCAAAACTACAAGCCATACTAGAACAGAAGTTCGGTAAAGCTGGAGATAACTTTTCAAAGACCGGTGAAGCAGCTGGAGTAAGATTGCAGACAGCTGTTGATGGTATAATGGTAGCATTTGGTAATCTATTAATAGGTCCAGCAACATTATTACAGAATGGACTAGCATATATAATTAAAGGATTAACAGAATTGGGTGGATTTATATTCAACCTCTTCGGTGGATTCAATGCATTTGATGGTGCAATGAAGTATTTAACACCAGCAATAGATGAATTAGGTAAAGCATTCAGTGATTTAATGTCAACAATCTGGCCAAATACAAAAGCCACAGGTCAATTAAAACCAGTACTAACAGCATTAGGAGCATCACTAGCTACAATGATACGTACAGTTGCAATGGTAATAAAAGCAATAGCGTGGATTACTGGAGCAGCAAAGAATACAGCTAATGCACTAATAAATGCTGGTCGGGCAATTTGGAATGGATTTGTAAATGCCGGTAACTTGATACGAAGTTTACCAGGCCGTGCTTGGAATATGATAACAGGTGGATTAAATAGTTTTGCAAGTAGTGTAAGAAGTGCGGGTAGTAGTTTATGGAGTGCTATTCGTGGAGCACCAGGATGGATATATAATGCAATAGTAAATGCAATCCCTAGAATTCATTGGCCATCATGGGGAGATATAGCCGGATGGATTAAAAATATGATATGGGGGTCAAGAGGACCTGGTATGGGACTTGGATCAGTTAGTTCACAAATAGCTAGACAGTCCGCATTACGTACAGCTAACCTAGCAGCACAACGTGCAGCATTAGTAAGTTCATATCAAGCATCACCAGCAGCACAGCAGGCAGCATCACAAGCAACTAGTAGTATGGGAATCTTCGGAGGACTAAGTGGGTTCTTTGGACCAGGTGACTGGAAATCCCGAATAGCTGGAATGACATACACCTACCAAGACTATGGTGGAAGCAGACAGAAAGCATGGGATGGTTCAAGTAATTGTATGACAGGTAACTGTGTAGATATGAGTCTTGGTGTACTCAATGCAGCAGCACAAGCTGGAGCAAGAGGAGGAAGCCTAAGATTTGGAACCTGGAATGGAGGGCCACATGTATGGGCCGAAGTTGAAGGAATCACAGTAGACCCAGCCAGAAAAGCATTAAACAATACATTCGCAGCACCAGCTCGTGGACCAGGTGGAAGCAATGGAAATACATATGTATTCCAAGGACCAGTCTATGATTGGAATGCATTCAAGAAACAAGTACAAAGAGCAAACGATAACATCGTTGGTGGAATATATTAAACGGAGGTGATATAACATGGCAGACTTATGTACAATAGGACCAGTGTCTATCACAGACGCTCACCTATTTGAAAACAACAGTTTCGATTTTAGCAATACAGCTACACAAATTATCACCTCTGGAAGTAATATAACCACAGGTGGACAGTTACAAGAAGAGTATGGATTTGATATATTATGTACAGCCGATGAAGCATTACAGCTTAAAGGCGTAGTAGAACAAGGACAAATAATATGGATGGATACAAGTAGTGATTTAACAGACAATAACTTTCTCCAACACAAAGGATGGGTCATATTAACACAGCTCGAAATATCCCATATGAGTCCTACAATACTACAATGTGCTATAACCCATATTAAGATAAGTGACCATCAAGCTGAATATTTAACAATGGATTACAGTAAAGGATACTATGATGGAATATCATTAATACCAGAATATAGTATTACAGCGACAAATTATCAACTCCAAGAAGATGGAAGTGACATAACAACTAATTGGACCGCAGCATGTGACTATCAAGGAACATTAACAGCATCAACAGATGGAGCAGAGTTTGACTTAGCACTAGCCGCAACAACAGATGGTACACCAAGCTGGGGATGGATACGATGTGACACAGCTACATTCACACCACCATTCACATTCGAAACAATATTAGACCGTAACACATTACCAGGAGCAGCATCAAACTTTGCAGAGATAGTTGTACTATTTGCATCCGAAACATATGCAGATGGAGCATCGTCATTTCCTGGACATCCAAATGCATTAGAACTAAATTGGAACGTAACTAATACAGCTACAAAGCTAGGACTAAGATATAATCCCACAAGTGGAGGAACTAACTATCTATATCCATACACAAGTCAAGGTACAACATATGCAGAACTTGGAATCAAGATGGTATTCACAACAGATGGAAGAGTAAGACTATACACTGACTTAGATACAACTGGAACCTGGTCACAAAAATACTATGGACCACATAACATAACCAACTTTAGTAGCATGCAAATATACTTAGCAGTAGTAAACAAAGATAGTACAAGCTATACAGGAAGCTTCCAGAAAGTAGAAGTATACAATGCAGATACAGTAACATTCCCTAACATAGTACACCTACCATACAATGCAACACCAATAACAACTGCAACAGGAACACGTGCAGGCGAAGATGGTAACATAAGTTACTACACAAATCCAACAACAGAACTACGATTCCTAGAACCAGCAGCAGATTATTACAAAGGTAGTGTAAAGTTACTATCGACCAATAATAGTGCATCAGCTAGTCGACAAGTGTTCGGTACAGACATCAACCTAACACCAACCACAACAACTTTAAAGAATGCATTCACACAGTTAACATTCGATGCAGACGAAGTAATAATAAAAGGTTGGGATGGTGCAGCATGGAATGCAATAAACACTATACACTTTACCGACGATATAGACTTTATAAGACCACTATTCATATCTCCAGACCGTGTAGTTATACAAATCAATGGAACTAAATGGACCATGCTACGAAGCAGTCCACTAGTAACAGTAGAACATCCAAATACAATACTTGAATACACACTAAGAGACACATATGTATCTGGAAGTGGAACAACAAGTAGTCCAGGGGCAGCAGCAGACATAGCAATGACAGCCGATACAGACTACTACTACAAGATACACGATGCAGCCAGTGATAGCTACAGTCTAGTAATAGGTAAACGAGACAAGACAACAATCAAATCAGATAGCCTACCAGCAGATACCATAACTGCTATAGGATGGTTTAAGAAAGGAGCCAGTGGAATAGATGCAGCAGACAGTCTAGTACAACAATGGTACAAACAGACACGAACAGGAATAAGTTTAAAACAAATAATATAGGTGGTTAGAACAATGATTAGAGAATACATAAACAATGTAAATGCAACCCAAGATTCTTGGTTTGCCTCTAATCCCTTTTATTTTATCCGTATAGATAGTATCGACCATGGAACAGGAGGGATTCAGAAATATAATTTTACAGACTTCGCTGCTGGTGACTATACTGATACATCAAATAACAATAACTTTTCAAATAACTTTAACTGGATATATTTAAAAGAGAATGATGCAAGTACATCAATTACGTTTACAAAGAGTATAACAATACCAAGCGAAGGATACTACCTAATAGAGTTAATGATAAACAAAAGACCATCATGTACTGGGAGCTTTGACTTATCAATAGCTGGGAGTAGTGTTTGGGATGAGAGTGGATATAACCAATGGGATGATTATGGAACAGTAGTGAGAGTACCAATACAATACTTAACAGCTGGAGCAAAGAGTTTTGTTCTAACAGCACCTAAGTTTGGTAGAGCTGGATGGATAAAGGTATCAAGACTAACAAGGTTCGAAGGTGGAAATGGAGTAATGGGAGATAGTGAAACAAGACTAGACCTAATAGATGTAGAGTTTACACAAAACGGAATCACCGCACTAGACACCATGACATTAAAGATAGCAATGCACGAAGACTATTATTCAGATAATTCAACAATGAATCCATTAGTATTCGATGCACTAGACCATATAACATTAACAGCCGGTC